TCTTCCAGTTCCAATAGTTCCATTTAATTTAATTGAGTCAGTCATTTCTTTAACTACATCTGCACCCAATTCTTTTAGTAATGGAACCAATTCAAATTTATTCTTTTCCATTACTTATATTGTTGGAACTTGACATCTTGCATTCATTATCGCTACTTCAATCTCCACATCAGCATACCATCCACTACAATAATCAACGAAACGTTGTGTAAAAGGAATTGCAGTTGGTGTATTGCTAACATAATAATCATCATCATCGTTATTAAGCTGAACAATTATATCATTTAGTATAGATAAGGTATCGCTTAGGATTTCATTTCTGTGATCATCATCCTCATCATCAATATCGAAAACTAAAACCCTAAACGTATAAAGAAGAGAATTTCTACCTAATTGAGCTGATTGTGGTGTTACCCACATTATTGGGAAATTAACATCTTTTGGTGAAAAGGTATTAACATCTTCGATCATTCCATTACCTACTCTTTTAATTTGAAGATGATCATTACCTATATTATTAAAAACTGTTAGTAATTGATTATATGTTAGTGTATTTGCCATAATTATTTATTTAAATTTTTCATTTGTATTTTGTATGATATATGCATTAAACAATGCAAGGCTGGTAATTTTACGACTTCATTCATTTTTGTTATATCATCGTTAGCTAAATCATTTATTATGCCGTACCAGTTCCATTTGTTTCTTATTTTATTTTGGTTGTCTTTCTTTGCCTCAGTTACTGTTTTAGCTGTTCTGTCTGTGTGGGGGATTCCTTCGTTATCATCTCCTTCACCATCTCCGTATGAATCGTCCTCATCTTCATTTTGGAAGATGATTGTAAATCTTCCAAATAAATTTTTACGATACTCCAAAAAAAAAGCATCTGAGGATATAAAATATCCATTGTACCACCTAAAAATACATCCTGTCTTTCAACGCTTGGTTGATATTCAACTGTTGTATATTTTTTAGTAATTGGATTAAATGATTTTATTGGTAAGTATATAACTGAAAAAATCTTATGTAAATTTAACATTAACCCTTCAGATATATATTCCTCAATATCAACCATTTGAGCTAAAGTCATAGTTGATAATTCTATTGCTCCATATTTTTTACCTTTTAATTTAATTATAGGAGTTGAAGCTGAAGTTGGTTTATCATTAATAAATGCCCATTCTTCAAAGCCATTGATTATAGTTGTAACTGGTAAATTTTCAATATAAGATGCATCCTTATTCCAAATTACACTGAGATAATTAATAATTAAATCTATTTCATCATCATATTTTGGTAATGAATCAATCTCTTGTATTTGGCCTAATGTAATATCACTCCAATTTTTTTTTGATTTATTTTTAAATAGCTTCATAATTTTATATATCTTTTTTCTCTTGATTGTTTTCGTTACTCCAAGTAGTTAGTCTGTTGAAAACTCTACCTCTGCAACTAGCACAGCTTATTCCATGTTCTTGATTGTTTATAAAAATCATATTATGTAAAGCAAACATTATTGTTGTTTGATTGCTATCAACATAATTATTTTTTATTGTTGATAAAAGTATTAATACTTTTTCATTTAAATTATCTTGACTTAAATCTTTTAAAAATTCTCTTACAAATGGGTTCATATTTTATTATTTATTTTATAAATTAATTCCGCAACAACACTAATTATTGAAGCGGTTAGTATATTTTGTGTTAAGATTATTCCAATCCAAAAACCAGAACACATCGCACAAGTTATTAGAGTGTATATAAACATTTTAAATTTGCTGTAGTTAAGTGTATCCTCTTCTTTAAAGCCAATCATTCGTCTTAGTAATATGATTGGCTCACTTGCTACAAATAAGAAGCTTAAACAAGCAATACTAATTATTATCATCATCATCCATTAAGTATTTAATTTTTTCTTTTAATGTTTTCATCATCAAGTAAATTGATTTTTTGGATTTGTAGGTAATTCTTTTACCATCCTTTTCTCTGAAAAAAGTATATTTTTTAACTATTTTATCATAGCTTAAATTATCGATAAAATAAGCTTGGAATAATACCATATCAAATTTATTTAATTTATCTAAAATTTTATCAACACTCATTATTTTTTTTATCTGTTCATCAGTATAAATATGAGTTAGATCATTTTCATAATCATTGTATTCAAAATCGGTTGCTTGTTCAGTTACTAGTTGAGATGAATTATAATCATCCAAATTTATTGCGTTGAAAGAATATTTTCTGTTTGTGGGTGAAGATGCGAAACGACCTTGTAATGCTAACCAGCTAACAGCAAAACCTTCAAGCTTTCCCATTCCAATGTATTCTGTTATTTTTAATTCATTGTAATCCATATAGATTACTAACTCAGCAACTAAATCGGCTGGTTCAATGTTGGTGTTAGATTTTAAAATATTAGCGGCACATCCGACTAAAAAATTATACCTACTTGTAATAAATTGGTTAATTGTTGTTTTGTAGTTCATTCATTTATTATATTATTAGTTATTAGTTTATATTTATAAATATAAGGTAAATAGTAAAAAAACAAATAATTAATAAAATAATTATTATTTTATGAAAAACTAACAAAACTAATAGATATACTATCCATATTACGTTTGTTATATAATATACTATAACGCATCGCATCACATAAATCATCCCATTGTTTAACTGGTTCATCCATAATTCGATCACCAATTTGTTTCCATTTATATTTGCTTAATTCTCTTTTCAAATTTAAAGACTTATTATTAATAAATAATTTAATCGATTTAACAGCATCAATCCCTTCAACAACATTCTTAATAGCGTTAACACAATTAAAGCCACTAGAGTTAAGCTCAGCTATTATCTCTGGCCTTGCGTAATCACAAACAATGGTAGCATCTTTTGAAATGTTATTTAATTCAAATATATTATCTAATCTTTCAATTAATTGGTTAGTTGTTAAATAACTTTCATATAGTAATTCTTCAACAAAAACTGAATTGTTATTTTCATCAAAATTACATATAACTAAAGCAGTTGGATGTACATGGCCGAAATCTAATCCAAGTAGTAATGTTGATGCTGCTGTTGATGGAACTACATCATATGTTTTGTGATGATTGAAAATAGTTTGGGTTGATTTTGATGGTAAACCTAATGCATATATATTATAATAATCTTGATCAACTAAAATTAGTTCTTCAATTTCTTTAACTAAACTTTTAGGTAGAAAACTATTATTTTTATAGGTTGAATGAATCATTAAAGCATCTGGTCTTAACATTACATCATATAACCAATGGTCAGTATCGCTTGGATTAAAATCGAAAAACATCTTTTCATCACACCTAAAATTTATTTGATTAAACTCATCAGTAGTTAATAATTCATTGGCTTCGTTTATCCAAGCAATGTGTCGTTTTCTTCCTCTTACTTTTTGTGGATTATCCAAACTAAAAAACTCAACGCAACTTCCATTTGGAAACTTAAAAATGTTATCTGATTTGTTGTGATTTTTTTCATCATATAAATTTAGTTCATTTAATATTTCAAAAAAATCTTTCATGACAGTAGCTTTCAAAGCTGGCAAGGTTTTCCTAATGATTGATATTGTTTTTTTATTATTATTTAGTGCGTATACTATCAACATTTGACAGATGGAATAAGTCTTCGAAGACCTGGTCCCTCCTTGATTAACTATAAAACGAATATTTGGATTCACCAAAGCTTCATAGTTTTTGGTAAAAACAGAAGTATGTCGTATAGTTAATTCAGCCATTATTTTTTAATTGATCTTTTATTTTTAACACCAACTAATATTTCTTCAACTAATAATTGTTTAACCAATTCCTTATCATCATTATCAACTTCAACATCATTATCAACTTCAAAGATAACACCGAAGCCCATTTTTATATATTGTACATATTCAGATGGATCAACTGATTCATCAAATGTTACTCTACCTATTACTTTATTGTTTATCGTCATTTTAACGCCCTTATATTCAGCTTTAATTTTGTACTTAATCATTTTTAATTTCTATTAATTTTATTATGCTAATGTTACTCATAGATTGACCATTAGTTGTTATGTCTGTTTTTGTTATATGTAAGCCGCTTATCTTATTTATTTCTTTTCTAATTTCATTGCCAAGCTTCCTATCACCTTCTTTTATTGCTTGAAGGTATTGTTCTTCCATTACTATTATAGTGCTCTCTAATCTATTCTCAGC